CTGGCAGATAGTATTGGAACTAGCTAAGGTATTTTCACCAGCGGCAATTATTAAATGGATAAACAAGAAATGAATAACAAACCAGTTAGTGCAAAAAATGCACACACTCAAACAAGCCTAGAGGATGAATTTTGGTATTGGTTAATGTATGCCCCAGACAGCGGAGAAGACAGAGATACATATTGGGGATACATGGTTGAAGATTTAAGAAAAGTTATAGCCGAAGAAAAAATTAGAACCAAGCACCAACAGAGCCAAGAGATAATTGCTTTTATTGACTCTAATTTAGACGATAAAGCAACAAAAAAGGATGTTTTATTATTATTAAAATCATTTTATGGGGAAAAAAAGGATTTATGAAAAATAAAATAATATTAGATTTGTGTGGTGGTACCGGCAGTTGGAGTTTGCCTTATAAAGAGGCTGGATTTAAGGTAATCAATGTTGAGATCAAAGAAGGCTTGGATGTAAAAACTTATGATCCCCCAAAGAATGTTTATGGAATTTTGGCAGCGCCACCTTGTCCTATGTTTAGTTTTGCCCGAACCAATGCCAAGAAACCAAGAGATACCAGACAGGGTTTGGAGTTGGTTCAACATTGTTTGAGAATAATTTGGGAGTGTCAACACAGACTAGACAGTGACCAGCAAAAATACCCACCGTTAAAGTTTTGGGCTTTAGAGAATCCTTACTATGGAATGTTAAGTTGGTTTTTAGGTAAACCAGCCTTTGTTTTTAACCCCTTTGAGTTTGGACATAACTATCAGAAGAGGACATCAGTTTGGGGACACTTCAACGAACCCACTAAAATTCCAGTTGAAATGACAGCCGATCAGAAAGAGAAAGCCAAGACCAACAGCCAACCAATGCCAAAGTTTGATTATATGAAGTCACACGCTATTGCCCCGGAGTGGTTTGGAAAACTAGACAGGAAGGCTAGACGAGCTATTACCCCAAGAGGCTTTGCACTAGCATTTTATAAAGCAAATAAATAATTTAAAGGATTTATGAATAAAAAACTAGAAAAACTATTAGCAGAATTTGATGAAATAGGTTTTGGCAATCAAGCTAGAATACCTGGTGGTAAATATGGGGCTAAAAGAGTTGAATTAAAAGATTTTATTAGAACAGTGTATGAAGAAGGCTTTGTAGATGGTTTTAATGATGCAATGGGAAATACTGAATTAAAGCCATTATGAATAAAAAAGACCTGCAAGAACTAATTAAAATGGCTGAAGATGAGATCAAAGAGTGGCAAGAGTTTATTAAGGAGTGTAAAAAGAAATTATGAAAAACACAGAACCGTTGAAGGAACTAAAAGACGAACTAGTAACTAATTCATACATAGCAGATCACCACGAAAATAATGAAATTGTTTTAAGAGCCTCAAGAGCTTTTGAAATATCTGCTGACATAATTGAAAAAACAGTACGTCAAGCTATCCTCAATGAGAGACAAAGGATTATAGAGCTAATAACTAAATATGATTTAATCCCACCACAAGTAAAAATGGAAAGTCCTCGTTATTGGAAAGGATATGAAGACACAGTAAATATTATTTTAGAAAAATTAACCCAAAGGATTTATGAAAAAAACAAATATGATTGACTGGAGTAAAGTAGATAGAGATTTTTCAAATCCGACCAAGCGAGAACAATGGTTAATAAAAGTATTAGAAGGTTATAAAGAGATGTCTGTTCCAAAATGTACGCGTTGTGATGAATTAGCAACTACACAAACTGTTAGAGGGAAGGACTCAGAGGATAATTTCAATTTACCTCAAAATTATGGGTGGTATTGTGATAAGTGTTATCAAGAAGGATTAGAAATGGAAAAAGAAGCCATGTATGGGAATTAACTAAATAAAGGATTTATGAATAAAACCGTGACCGGCACTGCAACTTGGCATAGATACGATACTTATGAGTATACTTTCCCTTTTAACCGCTGGGAGTTATTTAAGTGGTTTGTTAAGGGAAAAGCAAAGATAAAATGGCTGGTCAGAGCAGATAAAAAACGCAAGGGAATATATATTAAGGGCGAAAAAAAGGGTTTATGAAGCACAAAGACAAGATTAAATTAGCTAGAAAATTAAGAACCATAACCGAGAAATTAGCAAGAGTACCAATTTTTCAAACTAAGAATTGGGCAAGCAGACAAGAGGCTATTAAAGAGCGTGTGAAAAATACCGAGGCAAGAGTTAAGAAAGCAAGCCTTGAAGCTAAAAAGAGAAGGGCAAAGGACTTATGAAGAAAAAGTTTTTAACTTATAAAGAATTTTATAAAAAATATTTTGGGAAGAATACGGCCGCCGAGATACTTTTTGGATGGTTTGATTATTGTGAAAAGAATAAAATTGATGCGCATACAGATAAAATTGATGCTTATGCAGATAAAGATTTGCATAAGTAGCGGTTTATAGTATATGTTGGAAGCATGGGCAATAAACTGCAACATGATATAATGTGTTTTGTTGATCATTGGGTGCGAGAAGAAAAGACCCCGGTCCCTCGTAAAGAAATTATTTTAAAGATGCAAAATGAGGGCATTAAAGATTTTACTGTTATTAATTCTTTAAAATCTTTGCAGAAAAAAGGATTCATTCGAAAATCTAGTATTAGATCAAACAAAACTAGTTATGTGCAGTTGAGAACTATAAACAATTATTAACCTAACCCTTTAAGGAGGACTGGCAAAATGGAAAAAACAGAAGAAGGACATGAAGTAAAAGAAGAAGAAAAAACCCCTATAGAAGAGGTAAAAAAGCCGGAAAAGAAAATCCCAAAAATCCAGACGAAAGAGCGTATTAACAAAAAAGCAGAGTTTGAAGTGTTTTTAGATATGTTAAGAGGTGAATCGGTACATCATTGGTCCCAAATTGCTAAGACTTTGGGAGTTGATCAGGGTACTATTTCTGAATGGAAAAAGATTCCCCAAGCACAGAAGGCTATTAGAGATGGAATTGAAAGTGCTTTAGATGGTATGACAAAGGCCGGCAAAGATGAATGGAGAATGTGGGAGTCTAAACTTAAAATGCTTGGAGTAGCCCCAATTGAAAAGGCAGATGTTACTTCTGCTGGTCAAGCTCTTAAAATTTCAATGACGAGCTATAAACCTCAAGAAGATGGTAAATAATGTTCACCTACCTTATCATTTTACTGCCAGAGACTATCAAGTTCCTTTTTTAAAAGCGATTGAAAAATCTATTAATCGTGAGAGCGATATTAGATACTTTTTTCAAGTTTGGCATCGAAGAGCCGGCAAAGATAAAACGAATATAGCTGATGTAGTTCCTCGTCAATTGGTAAGATTCCCTTGTTTAGTTAAATATGTATACCCAACTTTAGTTATGGGTAGAGACAATATGTGGGATGGTATTGGTGCAGATGGTTTTAAATTCATGAATCATATCCCAGAAGCAATCAGGGCTGGCAGGGCGAATGAAGGCCGGATGAAGGTTCCTGTTAGGAATGTTAGCTATGATCAAAAGCTAAAGAACCATTCTATTTTTCAGATTGCCGGTAGTGATAGGCCAGATTCATTGAGAGGTGGTAATCCGCAGATGTTTATCTTCTCTGAGTGGGCCGACCAAGATCCGTACGCTTGGGATGTTGTTGAACCAATTTTAAGAGAGAATGATGGCATCGCTGTTTTTAATACAACTCCAAAGGGAGACAATCACGCCCGGGCTTTATACGAATATGCAAAGGATAATCCAAGATGGTATGTCCAATTGCTTACAGCAGAAGATACTAAAATATTTTCTACAGAAGAGTTACTACAGATCAAAACAGATATAATAAAGCGATTTGAGGCAAATGGGAGGTCCGCCGAAGAGGCAATTGCCTATTTTGAGCAAGAATACATGTGTTCTTTCAAATCCCCGATTGTTGGAGCTTATTACGGCGCCGCTATTAGGCGTGCTGAGAAGGAAGGGAGAATGACAAAAGTCCCTTATGTTTCAAGGTTACCGGTTCATACTGCTTGGGATTTAGGTATGGATGATTCAATGTCAATTTGGTTTTATCAGGTGTTGAATATGGAGATTAGGTTTATTGATTACTTTGAGAGTTCTGGTGAGGGGATTGAGTTTTATGTTAAAAAGTTACAGGAAAAGAATTATGTTTATGGGAAACATTATGCCCCTCACGATATTAAGGTTAGAGAGCTTGGAACCGGTAAATCCCGGTGGGAGGTTGCCAAGAAATTAGGCATTACTTTTCAAGTTGCGCCAAAGCTAGGCGTTATGGAAGGGATTAATGCCGGTAGATCAATTTTTAATCAGTGCTGGTTTGATGACGATAAGTGTTCGAGAGGGCTTCAAGCTCTGAGGAATTACAAAAAAAATTGGGATGAAAAGAATAAAGTATTTAGGGATACTCCATTGCATAGCTGGGCGAGTCACGGGTCTGATTCCTACAGAACATTCGCTGTAACTTATAGGA